GCACTAGGAACAGATGCACAGGAGCTTTTTGAACTTAACACAAACACAGTTGCTTTCCTAGCAGGTGAACTTACAGGTAAGCGCGACAATGAACTTGGTGTGATCATGGGATTAGTTGCTAAAGTACAGACACATACTGTTAATGAAGATGGTAGTGTGACTATTGACTAATCATCCATAATTCATAAATCACTATTAAGGTAGCAGTTAAGATCACTGATTAATGAGCACAGCACTTCCAACAATGGTCTTACTCAGGAACGGAATGTTCTTGAGCCGTGGTGAATTGAAAAACCGCACAGACGGAGCAGGTGGGAGAGATGACACCCTGTTCAGAGCCTTTCATTCAATAGACGTCTATGATGCACCATTCAATTTCAACCCTAGTTTTACAATCACTGGTGAGTTGTTAGAACCGAGTCAAGAATACGAACTCTGGTTGACTCGCATGTATGTAGAGAAACACGGTCAAACTTCTCCAAACTATCCGAACGCATGGACATCAGAAGACATAGATCCTTCTAGTATTCTTGAAGTAGACAATACAAATCCTTGGCGGTTCACACCTTTCTTCACTGATGTCGAAGGAGATCTACCTCTCACCACACTAACAGCAACCACCACTATAGGTGAAGTCAATCCCTTGTCACTTTTTGAACGTTCTGAAGTTCTGCGGAAAAACGAAAATGACCCAATTGAAAACTACATCGTCACGGGTGACGATTCTCAAGGACGTGTGTTAGACCCCAACGCATTGGTCCAAACTGAAGTAGATTCGGTGAGCACAACCCCTTTTGAAGTCGTATATGATGACGAAACATATATGGTGCTCGGTTTACCAAGGCGAGTCGAATATGAATTGAGTTTGCGCAATGTCTCCACAGGTCAAATTGAACGTGTCATTACGATGGAAGTCGACTATGTGTTTGCCACCGATCTGAACAGTGTTTCAGATGATGTCCCGGACAAACTACCAGACGGAGTTATCAACATCCCTGTGGACTTCAGTGGTGATGCAACACAGTATTGGGCACCTTGGTTCACACCTGCTGAGGGGGGCGGTACAGGTATCTTCGAGGAAGACATCAAACAGAACTTTGCGACAGCTCCGACTGGTGAATCGCATTGGACGCCCATAGAGATCATACACCCGACAGACCCGACGAAGAACTTACGGTTGATAAACAACGTGAAAGACTTAGTTTTCACAATAGCTGTTGGACCAAGACCATTCACAGCAGCAAACTACGATGTCGGGAGACTAGGGAGTTCCGGAGAAGGTCTGCAGGAGTTGAACCTCGCAGTCGGCAACGTCGACCGAGTGGCGGGGGATTGGCTGTTCGAAGCTGCTTCACACAATGAACCTATAGAAGTGATCATCCACTACTACCTACAGAACGACCTAACGACTCCACAGCTCGTCCCGCCTGTTTCTCTGTTCCTTACTGACGTAGACATCAATATGTTTCAAATCACTGGTCGTCTATCGTTCATAAACTTGAAAGACACTCCGTTCCCTTCAGAAAGATACACACGGAAGAGATTCCCATCACTCGGCGGATAATGTGGGTGAACGATTACATAGGACTCCCATGGGTTTCAGGAGGTAGAGAGTTCCCCAACTTCGATTGCTGGGGACTTGTCAGAGATGTCTACATGAAACAACTCAACACTGAACTGGATGTCTATCCCTATAACGTGGCTGATCTAGACCCAGTCACCAAGACTATGGTTAGAGCCATGGTCAGAGACTTGAAACAAGACTGGGTAGAGTTAGATGAGCCTGAGGATCTCTGTCTCGTCACTATGTCCACCCATAAAGTGCCTCATCACGTAGGTATTTTTCTTGCTTTAGACGGTGGATTAGTATTACATAGTGGAGAACATCAATCAGCATGTTGCCAAACTATCCGACAACTCCGGCACACCCAAGGATTCTCATCCATACGATATTTCAACCATGGCACACTTCATAGTAGTTAACGAATTCCCTATCCGCACAGACAACCTCGAGAAGGAGACTGTCAGAGGTGTTTCTGTCCAACAGTGGCTCGAGATCTACTACTCTAAACATGGTGCTTTTGACCAACCCATGTATTGTATCTTGAACCACGAGGAGGTGAAGTATGAAGACTTCGCAGACACATACCCGAAAGAGAACGACATAGTCACCTTCGCACCTAAAGTCGAAGGCATAGTTTCTATTGTCATAGCTGTTATCGCCATCATCATCGCAGTCTACATCGCGTTGACTATGGAGATACCTAACATGCTTGGTTCCGCTGGAGACTCTCAGACAGAGAACGCTCCCTCATACTCTCTACAAGGTAGACAGAATACAGCTAAGTTGGGTGCTCCGATATCTCGCCACTACGGACGGAACGAAGTGTATCCAGCGTATGGGATGAGATCATACAATCAGTTCTATGGGAACAAAGACCACCTCTACCAAGGTTTCTGCCTGGGTCTAGGTTCATACGAAATTGAACAGATAAACATCGAAGACTCTCCAGCAACGTCGTTCGGGGCAGAAGTTCAAGTGGTCGAACCTTTCAACAAAATCACCCTCATCCCCACCAACGTAGAGACATCGCCTGAAGTAGATAATATCAGGGTCTATGGTCCAAACGAAAACGACGCACCAGTGAGTGGTTGGTTCGGTCCATTTGTGGCTAATGCATCAGGGACACTAGCGTACAGAATAGAACTTGATGTGTCGTTTCCTCGAGGTGCTTTTGAGCAAGACGAGAAAGGGAAGATCAAGTCTTTGAGTTCTAACATCCCCAATATCGAAGCACAATATATGTTGATCGATGACAATGGTACAGAAATCGGCACTTGGACGACGTTCCTCAATAACACCACCAGGGGAGGGACTACCAAAGTCCTTCGGTCGACTGCAGGTCTAGACGTCTTGCGTGGGAGGTACACTGTCCGATTCCGTCGTACATCGAATGCGAGAGGCGACAACGACACTCGAGTCTACGACGACATGCATGTCATCGGTCTACGCACATTCTTGGACTCTGACCTGACATATGGCGACGTGACCATGTTAGCGATGAAAGTGGTTGCCACCAACAATATAAGTGGGCAGACAGCCAACAGACTCAACGTGCTCTGCACAGCTAAGATCCCCACGTGGGATCCTATTAAGAAAGGTTGGAGTCTCCCAGTCGCCACTCGTTCTATCGTCTGGGCATTCTGCGACATCCTCCGCAGCACGTATGGCGCAAACTTAGCTGACAAATTCATCGACCTCGAAGAACTCTATGTCCTCGATCAAGAACTCACAGCAGAAGGTAGGTTCTTCGATTGGACTTTCGATAAACAGACTTCAGTATGGGCAGCGTTGAAGTTATGCGCTCGCAATGCTAGAGCTATCCCGATGCCTAGGAGTACTGTCATGTCCATGAAGCGGGACAAAGCTCAATCCGTACGCAAAGCCATGTTTGCTCCTCAGAACATGCTAGCAGGATCACTTTCATGGGGACTCTCGATAGCGAAAATCGATAAATATGATGGAGTAGAGGTTGAATATGTAGACCCTACCACACACAAACCGGAACAAGTGTTGTGTACTATCGACAACGACCAAGGGGATAAGCCTGAGCAGATACGTTTCAGCGGGTGCAAAGACCGAGACTGGGCATATCGCGAGGGTCTCTATATGCGAGCACAGGCATTAGACCAGAAACAGGTCGTGACTTTCCAGACAGGTTTCGAAGGACTTTCAGTTCAACATGGAGACTTGATAGCTGTAGCCAGTGACATCCAAGCTGACGGGTCTAGCACTGGTGAGATAGTGAATATCTCAGGCACAGTGGTCACTCTTTCAGAACCTGTCACTTTCGGTGTCGGTCAACATGTCATAGCTCTACGGAACCGAACTGGTGGTGTCTCTGGTCTATGGAATGTTTCCGCTGGGTCAAACGAATTCGAAGTTCTGCTAGACGCTGTCATTCCGGACGACTACACAGTGGGTGACGATGCAGAACAACCTTTCTACATGTTTGGTGTCGTGGCATTCAGAGACATGGTCGTGACGAGTATGCTCCCTTCCACAGATGAAGTCATAGAGATCACAGCGGTGAACTACTCGGCTCGGATATTCACATTCGACAATCTTACAGCCCCACCGATCAACAACCCCATCACCACTCCACCGACTCAGGCACTACCAGTCGTAGAAGAGTTAGACGTGAAGCAAACACCTGAGAGCATCGCATTTGTGACCGCTGAATGGAAGGTTGCGCCAGGAGCTCAATACTACGTTGTAGAGACATCCGTAGATGGTGTGTTCTGGGAGAACTACACGACCACTTCTGGCTCTAGTACAAATATCGCCACACCTATCGGAGTGTTCTGGGTCAGAGTGGCTGCAGTGAACACTGGTATTGGTCCGTGGGTAGAATGGACAGGAGACCTTGGGACGCCAACCTTTCCCCCTGCAGACGTCGTCAACTTGCGTTTGCTAGGAGGGTTCACTGGTACGTCTATAGACGCGACATGGGACGTTGTAACATTGGCTGAGAGTTACAATGCATCCCTCTATAGTGTCCCCGATCCTATCGGTGAGCCTGAAGGAGTACTCGTAGGCACCGAGAACGTCACAGGCACAGCGTACAGCATAACGAATGAGCAGATTGCATCACTTGTCACTGTAACAAGAGACTATCGCATAACAGTTGAAGCAGTGAACTCTCTAGACGTCAGCGAGAGCTTGACACTACTAGACATCGAGAACTCACCACCTGCAGCACTAACGACTCTCATCAGTTCGGTAGAGAACGAAACAGACACATATATCGACTTCAAATTGAGTTGGGGTGTGTCTCTAGAGAACGATATTTCGTTCTATAGGGTATGGTCTAGCCCAGTAGAAGGATTCACGCCTTCACCTTCAGATGTGCTTGTAGAAGTTGCATCAAACTCGACCACGCTACGTATCGCGAAGAATGCGAGCAGAACATACCACAACATGTATTGGTCTGTCGCTGCCGTTGATGTGTGGGGAGATGATACGAACCCAGCAACCAATCAGACCATACAAGGTACACAGAACGTCCTCGTCGACGACACAGGCAACACTCTCGTCGATGACGAGGGTAACACTCTTCTCATATAATAAACCAACAAACTGACATCATGGCACTTACAACAGACAAATTCTTACTCCCAAACGGAGCACCCGCAGCAGGTGAACAGGCGGTGCAATCTTCAACCTACGGCAACGCTGACCTCGACAGGTCGGTTGGCGGAATCGGTTGGGCGAGTTACGTCGACAGCGCAGCAACTTCTGGGTCACCGCTTGAATTGAATGCAGGTAATTCGTACGTGGCACCGATCACGATTGATGGTCTTGCCTCCGGTTCTTCATCCGCACAATGGCCAGCGGGTGTTTCAGCACCTTGGGACACTTCAACAAACAAGTTGATTGGTGTGAACGATGGGGATATGTTTGATATGCGCTTGAAGTTTTCCGCACAAGATGGGGCAAGTATGACCCTTCTTGACATCTATATCGACATTGGTGGTGCCATTGGGGAGCTTTGGCGCAAGTCGATTCAGATTGCAAAAGGTGCATCTACAGAAACAGAAGTCTTGATTTCAAGCAACTATTTCACTGGCACAACCTTCATTGCAAATGGTGGTATAATCTACGCTTCAACCGCACAAAGTTCAACCGACATGGATATTTGGGGCATTGAAATTGTGTTGCTCCGCAAATACGTTGGGAGATAATCCCTCTCACCATAGAAACCGCTTTACTTGGGCGTCTCTTCCACCTACAATTCGACCACATATGAAACTCATCGTACTCACCATACTCGCCCTGTGTCTTTCGAGCTGCAGCAACCTGCCTATCGTCAACGGATTAAGCTTCGATGGACCTTGGACTGGGAATAGATACGATCTCGGTTTCGACGGAGAACACGTAGA